ATCAACAACTTTCTTGTTGGTGTAGATTACATGACCTTCTTGACGGAGTTCGTCAATGCGGGCGGTAACATTGGTAATGCCGAAACGGCGTTGTGCTTGTTTGACAGTAAAAGTGTTGTAACCAGAAGGTTGTTGTAAAGCGTTCAACATCTTTTCTTTAGCAGATAATTTGCTCATAATATAATACTCCATAGTAAAGTTAAAAAATCCTTGCCTTAAGCAAGTTCACATATCATATCATTATATATGTATGTTTGTCAAGTATATGTGTGGTATACTTGATTATCTACCTTTTTTTATTGGCAAATCCTTTGAATGAGTTTTGGCTTCTTTTCAGAGATTGTTCTGGTATACAATCCAAATTCTCATCTATAATCTTATTCAATAATTTCCAACCAATGTTTAATTGATTTAAAGCTTCCGTTTTGCTATGATAATTAACACCCATCACCATAATTGATTTGGACATTCCGTTATACACACCACTTCTAGAATTTTTATTTTCAAATGGTATGATATTTTTACCTTTTTTTAAATTCCGTAATTTACCTCTAGAAACATTCAACTTTAAGGTTGCTTCCTTAATACTATCGTAAACTACGCCATTTATTGTTATTGGTTTTGATACAGCTTGTGTTTGTGTTTCGTTGTGTTTCGCACCAAACTGTCCTTCACCGCCCAATGTTGAATTATATCCATTTTTCATAGAATCGTATTGTTTGATAAAGAAAGTTTCCATTTCTTTTAGTGTGTGTTCTCTATCTTTGGATTGATATATTACAGACCATTCAAAACTATCCAAACCATATTTTCGTATTGCATTATAAAATTTATATTTTTTATTATAATTTACCGGACTTTTATGTTCCCACATTCTTTGTGGCCAATTGGAATCAAATCCAATATAACATTTTCCGTTTGTTTTATTTGTTGCTTTATAGATAGAATAAATATTCATGCTGATACGGACCTTTCGTATTAGAGTAGGTACGGACTGCAATCCGGTGACCTACACCTATTTATCTTCCTACCTGTCCTAAGTATTTTTCTTTCGTCTGATTCCAGTCTAAATAAATCAAATCATCATAGAAAAGCGTTTCATATGAAACAGTATTCTTCTTCTGTAATTGCCGAATTCGGGGCTTGGCATACTTGGCTTTCCATATATTTGCCAAAGCCTCCTCACTGGTATCAAATGATTTTACCAAAGCCTCTTCCGCAATTTCTTTACGGAGATATTCGTTGGTATTATTATACAAAGGACTAAAATAGATACCACGCTGGTGCTCCGTGCGTATCAGTTCTTTTGGTATGTTGAGTTTAGGATAAGCAAAGTTGAGTGAGCGATTCTTGTGGTCTCGCTTGAGTGGCAGCCCTTGCTGATTCTTGGCTTCCCACCATTCAAAATATTTACGAGTGTGATTCTCTTTAATCCAATCAAATACCATTCTTGATGTAGTTCTCTTAGGTTCAAATGCTACCGAACCTGAGGAGAATCCCATTTTATTCCAATGTTCTAGTCCATCATATTGAGAAAGACCACCAGACTTAGTGTTGCCATAAAGAGAAGTTGTAGTAACTCCCACCAAGACATCTCCATATCTTTCTTTCCAATCTTTCTGTACAGTATCCGCCAAGCATAATAGTGCTAACAATTTACCACCCATGTAATTATATCCAAGCGGTTGCAACGGAACAATAGTAGAACCAATCGCAGTATGATTAATCATGCCTTGCTGCGTCTTAACATCTCTTGACCATCCGATTGCTTTATCTCTCGGAGTCAAGTCCAGGAAGTCTGAGGAGATACAGATAACACCAAGATACTTACCTGTAATCTCATCCTCAATTGTATAGAATAGATTGCGGCCAATATTAGAATTGTTCTTCATTGTGGAAGAAAATGTGCGAATAGCATTCCATGTTTCGGCTAGCGGACCATTGGATAACTTCATTACCGGCTTTAACTTTTCATAATCCTCCGGAGCCTCAGGCATCCAGAAATTGGACTTCACTTGCTTAATGAGTTTCTCTTGCTCAGGGTTTACCATTTGAGATTCTTGGCCAAACAAAGTAGAAACTTCTTCAACAGGATATCTTTCTTTGACCTCACACCACTTTTGGTATAAAGTATATTCACGGACATCCATCTGTGATGCGTAAGTTAAATCTTCAATGAGAGTTTTGGTGAGTTGTTCTTGGTCAATATGTTTAAATGAGGAAGCAGGATTATCTGCCACCCACCTTTGCCATTGCTCATCTACATACTCAATTGGTGTTGCCATTATTTTATTCTCAAAGAATTAATCAATTTGTTCCGCTTCTTCATACCCATTTCTAGTGCTAAAGGTTTTACTTTGCTAGTATACACTATCCCATTTAAATGATCCAATTCATGTTGAAAACAACGAGCAGATATGCCAGAAAGTGTGGTACCTTTCCATTCGCCATTGTAGTCTTGGTATCGCACACCAATTTCCGCTGGTCTGGTAATTCTGAGACCTAATAATGGAAACGATAAGCATCCTTCAACTAAGTGACATTCTTCTTTTGAGATATTAATAATTTCAGGATTGAAAAATGCTACATAATCATCGCCTGCTCCCATCACGAATACTCGGTGCTTAAATCCACATTGATTAGCGGACAAGCCGTAACCGTGGTGCAGCTTGCAGGTCTCTACCAAAGTAGATGCAAACTCATTAGGATTCACCGGCGGATTACTGAAATCGAATTCAGGTAACACCTCTCGTAGGATTGGATGCGTCTCTGGTACTAAAGCAAATGTCTTATGAATCTCCGGCTGGACGGATTCATACTTCATTGCATCATTGGTATCAATTCTAATTATTTCACTCATACTACCATCCTACTAAAATTGTTATGCTTCTCAAAGCGGATTACGCTACGGAATTTATCAAAAAGTTGGTCACTCTTGTGCGAGATAACAAACACATTGGTGTCTGCACCCATCTCATGGATTAACTTCAAGAACTCCTCAGTACCAGAAACATCTAACGAGGAGTCCATTACTTCATCTAAAATTAATAGATTGGTATTGGTAGAGTTCTTTAGCTTAGCAATTTGGCGCCAAGTCAGTAATAGTGCCAAGTCAATACGCATTTTCTCACCTTCAGAAAAGTTAGCATACGAGAACTCATCACGGTGCCGGCTCTTAATAGTTTCTTCAAATTGCTCATTGATATTGAAGTTTACAAAGAAGTCCATGGCAGTCAAATACTTATTAATCAATTTGTTCATGATAGGTAAGTATTGGCGAATAATTTTGGTCTTGATACCGGTATCTTTCAACAATGATCCAGCAAACTCATAATATTGTTTTTGTTCAGATAACTCTTTTTGTTTCTCAACCAATACACCAAGTTCTTGTTGAAGTTCTTTTAACTTGGCATTTTCTTCTTCAAGACTATCTTTAGTGGCAGAGAGTTCTTCAATCTCTTTCTGTAATTTACTAATGTAAGTATTGATTGCCGATATTGTAGAATTATGTTTTACAATCTCATTATTATGTTCTTGGATGTGCTTAACTATTTTTTGGATTTCTTCGATACGGTTGTTCGCCTCTTGGATTTTTGTTTCGATATCAGCAATTCCAACTCCAATTTCTCCTTTTGTTTTATCGATTCCACTAAGCTGGCTACGTCTGAAGGTGTCAGCGATACCTTGTTTACAGGTGGGACAGTCGTGGTTTTCTTCATAGAATTTATACTCCTTATCTAATTTCTTCAATCGAGATTCTAGTTTTGATTCCAACTGTAATAGTTTGGTACTTTTCTTTTCTATGGCAAGTTTATCTTGTATCTTGCTTTGTAATACATCAATATGTTTTTGAATTAACTCAATATCTTTTTGTAGTGTAAAGTTTTGGTCAATATTCTCATTGACTTCTTTCTTTTTCTTTTCAATTTCGGCTTCAGAACGATTCTTATGTTCTTCAATGTTTTGTTTTTGAAACTTAATCTTTTCAGCAGTAAGTTCCATTTCATACTTGGTTTTGGTTGTGAACTCTTTAATCTCTGACATCTTTTCTTTGACCACAGAATTCATTGACGAGAAGATACCAATATCAAGTAAATCTTCAATGATTGCTCTACGGTCTGCCGGAGATAATTGCATGAACGGAACAAATGAGGCAGAACCGAGAATAACCACTTGAGTGAACGATTTATAATTTAACTTGAGAATAAATCTTTCCAAGTAGTCTTGGTAATCTTTTGCTGCGGCATCTTGATTTAGAAGTGTGCCGTTTTGATAAATCTCAAATGTATTTGGTTTGATACCACGAATGACTTTATATTGTTTCTTGCCAATAGAAAACTCAATCTCAACAACAGCTGCCTGATTATTGATAGAGTTTAGTAATTGTGGTTTGTTGATTTTACGAAATGGTTTACCAAAGAGACCAAAACATAAGGCATCCTGAATTGTGGACTTGCCCGCACCATTGTTGCCAATGATTAGTGTGTTTGGTGACCTTTGAAAATCAATTTCTGTAAATGATGCTCCCGTTGATAAGAAATTACGCCAACGGACGGTCTTGAAGATTATCATGATATTCTTTCACAGTATTCATTTTATTTTTTCTTTTGGTTTCTTTTATCTTATCAATAACTTCTTGTGGTCTTTTACGACCAGATAA